CACCAAGGCTGCAGATAAAATTATTATACTCAACCATTCTTTTATCATTGTGGTCTAACAGTAACTGTTCTCCTTTGTCTATTTGCCCTACTAAAGTATTAGCTAATGATTGTTTGTTTTTATCATGCTTATACTCATCCATATAATCATTAACATTATCAATCATATCTTGTGGCATTTGTGTTTCTAACACATATACCGCAGGCATACTGTGAATCTGAAACTTGCCCTCAGTCATAATTAACTAGGTACGTTGAATTCTTTGTCTGGTGTGCTTTCAACAGGTGGATTAGTTATAACGCTATCTACTTGACTAGCAAATACTGTGTCCCATTGTGATACAGGACATATTGCTACTAAGTTAGCATTAGTCCAACTACTTTTAGCTTTTAAAGTAAAACCATTTACTGATTGCTCTACTGTAGTGCTAAAAGTACTAGTATAGTAAGTGCTATCGCCTTCACTACCGTTTTCATACTTCATTTCTATATCCCACTTATCTACTTTACTAGATGAGTTTACATAAGGTGTACATTTAGTTATTGCTTTTGTTACTGCCATATTATTCTCCTTTTAAATTATCCTTCTAAGGTCGCAACCCTAGCTTCAAGTTCTTGTATTGCTTTAACCAATATAGGAACAAGTTTTTCATACTTCATACTATACTGTTTTCCATCTCCTGATAAGTTTATAGTCAAGTTAGTTTTATTATCTTTATCATAACCTGCTGCTTTTTCTAAAACTTCAACATCTTGTGCTTTAAAACCAATATCTAACCAATCTTCTTTATGTGTTCCATCTGGTGTTTGTGCGTTTAAATCATAATCATCTGCATATTTATTACCATACTTAGAACGCTTATCCCACTTATAAGTATATGGTTTCATTTGTTTTACAAAATCTAAACCAATATCTAAAGCTGTAAAATCAGTTTTATCTCTTTCATCTGATGCAACATTTACAGCTACTTGACAATTAAGTTCTATTATATTTTCATCGCCAAGACCAATACGATTATCTTGTGTTGTTATAGTTCCACCTGGGCTACCACTTGCCAAAGAATCTTTACCTATTGCGATATTATTATCGCCAGTAGTTATACTTTCACCAGCTTTGTAACCTAAACCAACATTACTATGACCAGTCGTAATATCATTTCCTGAATAATTACCAACCATTGTATTATCACTAGCTGTGGTTATATTCTGACCTGCAAATACTCCTACTCCTACATTGTCATCACCTGTTGTCATATCTTGAAGCGCACCATAACCAACTCCTACACTTCTATCTCCTGTAGTTTGAGAAGTTAAAGCTGCACTTCCAACAGCAGTACTATACCCACCATCAGTATTAGCATCTAAAGAACTTCTACCAACTGCAACATTATGAATACCTGTAGTATTTAATACTAAAGCATTTAAACCAACTGCTGTATTATTACTTGCTGTAGTATTAGAAAACAAAGCACCCGAACCTACAGCAGTATTAGCAGCACCTGTTGTGTTTGCGTGCATTGCTTGATTACCTATAGCTGTATTTCCATCAGCAGTCGTGTTTGCTTCAAGTGCTTCACGACCAACTGCACAATTAAAATCACCTGTAGTGTTTAAATTCATTGCATTTGCACCTACCGCAACATTATTAGCACCTGAAGTGTTTGTAAAAAGTGCTGCATATCCACAAGCTGTATTATCTAAACCTGTATTGTTATATAAAGTTTGAGAACCTATAGCTGTAACTTGGTTAGCTTGTGTACCTAAACCTGCTGCTGCATAACCAAAAGCAGTAATATTATTATTTGTAGTAGTAACATCTGCTGCACCAGAACCTACTGCTGTATTTTGAGTTCCTGTGGTGTTTGCTGCTAATGCTTCATAACCTATTCCTGTGTTGTGAGCTGCGGTAGTATTTGCAGTTAAAGCTCCGTAACCAACAGCTACTCCTTTCTCTCCGCTTGTATTTGCGGCTAATGCTGCATAACCAATAGCTGTCATACTGCTTACAGTAGTTAATGATGATAATGCTGTTCCACCAAGAGCTGTATTTGTAGTTCCTGTCGTAAGAGCTAATCCTGCATGAAAACCAATACAGGTATTAACATCTCCCGATACTTGTGCTGTAAGTGCTTGATAACCCACGGCTGTATTACCTGCTCCACCTTCGTTAGCATCCATAGCAAGAGAACCAATGGCTACATTTCTATCGCCTGTGGTTATAGATAATCCTGCATTAAGTCCAACTGCCGTGTTATTTGAAGCGGTTGTATTAGCACCAAGAGCTGCTGAACCGACTGCTGTGTTTGAACCGCCAGTTGTATTTGCATCCATAGCTTGAAATCCAAGTGCCACGTTGTTTGCACCAGTGGTGATAGCTGCACCTGCGTCTTTTCCAACTGCTACATTTTCAGAACCTAGGGCTGCGGCTAATGAGTCATGCCCGACTGCTACATTATTTATGCCTGTAACATTAAGAGATAAACTTCCCTTGCCCACTGCCACATTGTTACGTCCTTCGGTATTAGCATCTAAGCTATCTGCTCCAATCGCAGTGTTGCTATGACCTGTCGTGTTTTGTAGTAAAGCAGCATTACCAACGGCCGTGTTGTTATCTGCCGTGGTCGCATCTTCTAAAGAATTTGCACCTATGGATACATTGCCCGTGCCAGTCGTGTTTGTTCTAAGAGAATCTTTACCTATGGCAACGTTATTATTTCCTGTCGTGTGATCTTCTAAGGCTAAATAACCCACTGCCGTATTTGAAGAACCAGTAGTTACTTTAGATAATGCACCAGAGCCTACACCTGTGTTGTTGTCACCACTTGTTAAGTCGTCAAAAACTTCAAAACCCAAACCTGTATTATGAGAGGCAGCATCTAAAGTACCTGTGCCTGCATCATTACTTATGAGTAAGCTGTTTGCAAAGTTTGTAATGTTATAAGAGATACCTACGCCATTTACAGTTCCAGCAGTTAAAGCACCAGATACGTCTGCCGCACCATTAATATCAATAGTAGTAGCGTTAATCTCTATTTCAGTATCAGATACTAAATCTAAAACTCCGTCTGCTGATTGGTGTATATATGTACCAGAATCACCAAACTGTAATTGTCTAGTGCTGTTTAATAATAGACCTGTATCTGCAACATGAGTCAAAGTAGTGTCTGTATCAGCACCAAAACCTAACACTGCCGCATCAGATGCAAGTGTTAAATCATCTTGTACTTTTAAATCTACAACTGAAAGACTAGCAAAAGCGTCAACAACTGCTGCTCCGCTTCCTGCTCCGTCTGAATAAATTGCTTTGGTATCTCCAGGAGGTATTGTTATGTTAGCTCCACTACCTTGTGAAATAATTATGTTTTGAGATCCAGATGTACCGTTTTCAATAAACCAAAGTTTTGATACAGTATTTGGGCCTATAGTAATAGTACAAGCACTATCAAGCGTGCCTGTATATTTTAAATATAGTGATCTACCAGGATCAGTAGAACCGTCTGCTATTGTGGTTGCATGAGTGTCAGCGTTTGTTGTTATTGCTTCTGTACCAAAGCTAAATGCTTCAGCAATTAATTCTAAATTTGTGTTAGTAGAAGTCCCCCAGGTACCTGACTCATCACCTGTAGCTATCTCTTTTAACCTTAAATCGTTTACATAAGTTGCCATATTTTATGCTACCTCTTCCCAATTAGGGGTTTGTGTTTGATTAATATTAGCATAATTTTTAGTTTGTGTATCATCTATTAGTGACCAAACTAAGACTTTACCTACTTCACCTGTACCAAATACCCCTGTAATACTTATATTGGCTTTACCTGTTACGGTAACAGAACCTACGTTACCTGTAGCACTAACACCATCAATATTAAATCTAGCGTTATGATGTACGGTTACAGATCCTACTGCTGAAGTGGCTGCAACTCCTGATATAACGACATTTGCTTCTCCATCTACATCTACGCCAACACTACCTACAGATCCTACAGCTCCTGGTGCATTAGCAACAGCATCACCATTTACACCCACACCTCCGATAGCTGATGTTGCAGACTGTCCTGTTGGTACTATATTTGCTTTAGCAACTGTAGATATGGTACCTAATGCACTTGTACCAACTTGAGATGAAAGTGTTTGATTTGCTTTTGCTACAACTGATATTGTGCCAAGAGCACTTGTGGCTGTTTGTCCTGTGGGGGTTAAATTAGCTTCACAATCAAATGTAAGAGTCCCTACGGCTGAGGTGCCGACTTGGGATGAGGGTACAATTTTAGCTTTTGCAACTACACTTATAGTGCCTAAAGCACTTGTAGCTGATTGACCTGTGACATCTACTGTTATGCCCGCAGGTTGACCCCAAGGCCCAGTACCCCAGGTAGCTCGACCCCAGCCAGCCATTTATTAAGCTATTCTTATAATAGCTGTGCTTGCTGCTGCTGCTGGGAAAACAATAGTGAAATCACCTGCTGTAGATGTTTTATCTCCACCAAAGTCTATAGTAGCTACAGATTTATCACTATTTGTATCATTATAGATCAAACAACCTCTAGCTGTTACTGTTGCTGTTCCGAATGTTAAGTCAGCAAAATCAGTAAATCCTGTAGTACCACCGCTTGTTGGTGCAACTTTAGTTAAAGCTGCTCCGCCTGCTGTGTAGTTAGTGCCACTTACTTCTTGTGAAGTTGAATAGGCGGTTGTAGTTGCTCCCATAGTGGCAGAACTTGTGAATAAAGCAAGTTTAAAAGCGTTGCCATTAGTTGCAAAATTGTGTGTTGCAGTTAATAGTTCTTTTTTAAAACTTGTAGTTAATGTTGATGTAATGGCCATATTAAATACCTTTAATTATTTTTGCTATATCTTCGCTACCTTGACCAGATAAATCTTGTATCAAAGTGGCTTTATAAGATTTTAAAGCATTTTTTATATAAATCAAACAAACCTTATAAATCATGTCTCTATAGGCTCTAGCTTGTTCTTTGATATATGGATCTTCACTATCGCTACTACTCACTATTTTTTCAGTAAGTCTTTCCGCCCAAAACTCTGGAGGATGACCACCATAATTAGATGTCTTTGCCTCTATAATGCCTAATCCAGGCATACCTGCGGGTGTAATAGAATCTACCATTTGTTTGGCTCTGGTGGTTTGAGATGTGAATCATTACGATCTATTAATATAGGTTCTTGTGTTTTTTTAGTAATTTCAAGATTATTAATTTTTTCAACTTTTAGACCATTTTCGTCCGCCATTACTACTAAAGGATTAGCTAATCTATGATAACCGTATAGTTTTTGTTCTGCTGGTACGTCTGTATCAAGTAAGCCAGATGTGTGTGCTACTTCTACTTGCATACCTGCTGCTATACATTTACTTAACCAAAACTCAGTACAACCTCTTCCTGCTTCTGCAAAATGTAAGTTACCTTTGTATGAAAAATCTACCCCAAACATTTTTAAAACTGATACTTCATTCCATAACGCAAAAGCTATTGCGTAAGCAACCGTGTTATTTAGGTAATAACAGTTTAAATCTTGAATCACCTCTTCTACAGGATAATCCACTAACCCAGGACATCTATCATCTAATTCACAGGTATAAATAGGGCCTTCGTGTTCTTGTAGCATTTTTTTCATGCTTTCGGTTTGTCCACCAGCATCTTCTGTATCTAAGAACCTAGATGCAGGATCCATCATAAATACTCTATCGTGATAGATTACCGTACCTACACCATTTATTGCCCACACCTCATCAAAGTGAACTCCGTGTGATTTTGCTAGATTATAATCAAACCAGCTTTTACCAAGACCAACTATAGCTACTGATTTGCCCTTTAGACTTTCAATTTTTTCCATTTATTTTTTAAGATACCGTTGTCCTTAAAGAATCAAATCGGTACTCATCTCTCCTTCCGCGAGCTTCAGCAAGATTTTTTAATCTTGTAATTTCGAGTAGAAAGCGTTGCTCGTATAATTGTTGTAAATCGCTTTCACCCTTTAAAAATATATTAGCTTCTACTAATGCTCCATATAGCAACGCGTTTCTAGCATTTTGGGAGATCCAAGTGCCAGTTGTGTCTGTTACTAATGAATTTGGTTTAAATAGATAGTGTAGTTCAACATTATAATCTGCATCTGGTACAGGACTTACAATCAGCGTAGAGCCATTATTAGAGGCTGTAGAGAGTTCTTTATCAAAGTCTGCATAATATAACGGTTGACCTCGTAATGTTGTGTCTGTTGGATCTACAGAGAACTCACGCATAAATGTAGTATGTTTTTTATCTAAATATTTGTAATCACCATTAGCATCTATAACAGCTAGTGAAAAACTCATTTGAAAATCTGTTGGTGCAGTTAAGTAAGTATTACCAGTTGATAAATTACCCGTTACATTTTTACGAAAGTAATCAAACTGTATTAGTTCAAATATTCTTTCTTCTGCGTTTTTAATAAAATCATCTAATGTAGCCACAAATGTAGTTTCTGTATTTTCTACATAATTTTGTATTAATGTTTTTAGTTCTGCTAATGTCATTATGTAGTAATTGTAACCTCACCTAGTGATGCTGTCATCTTTGGTGTTGTAAAATTAGTTGGCAAAGTAGACGGGTTCATAAAATCTGGTTTTAAATTATTAGAACTTACAACAACAACAAAGCCCTCACCTTCTTCTTTATCGTTGTTTGGTCTTGGTTTATATAAAGCTTCTGGATCTGCTGTAGCTGTTAATGGTTCAAGCTGTGGATGTTTTGGCTCATAACAATCTGGACATACTTTAGCACCATTCCATTCTTCTTTAAGTTCATGTAATTTGTATTCAAAAGAACATCTATCACATAAAGCACGTGCAAACTTACCTAAAGAGTAAGCCATGTTAATTCATCCTAATATTAGGTCTTACTCTAAATGATGCTCTATCTTCATCCTGGTCTGCTGCTCTACGGAACTCTTCTTCGTATAAAGCTTTTAGTTGTGGAGTAAGTTGTGGATTCTTTTTTAATGATATGTAATAAGCTAAACCTGCTACAAAACAAGGATAGAACCTAAAAGGCATATCCATAGTATTAGTGGCCGCATCAGCATCATCCATTCTTATTATTTTATTAAAAACAAGAACATCTGTACTGTTTTCTGGTGCAGGCCATACTTTTAAAACTGGTGTGTTTAATTTATCAAAGAAAAATTGTGAAGGTCTAGCCTTTGTAGTTTTATTTGGGATATTGGTATATGCAGATCTACTTATTCTATTAATACTAATATCAGTTTGCACATCATTTACAGTTCTACGAACCACAACATCTAAAACATCAATTACATTAGCATTTAAAGAATAATCGGTTGTACCTTCGGTAACAGTTTGTGTGGCTTGCTCAATAGTCCATTGGTTTAACCCGCGATTTGCCCATTCAGCCAACATAAGATTTACACTACGTATAGCTGTTTTAAGATCATACCCTGTTCTGAGTTCTAAACCACAACGCTCATAAGCTTCTTCAATAAACTCAGTTACGTTTGGTTCAAAATTTGTGCTTCCTGATAATGCCATTATTTATTATCCTCTTGGTTATACAAATTATCAAATGTTATATTTGGATCTATATAACTTTCATGTTTTTCTGCTGTATGAATCCACTGACTTGGTGAAAAGTCGGGAGCACCTTCTCCAACTCGCCATAAGGCAGGGTTTGTTGCTCTGACTCTATTATTAGGTAAGGCTACAAAATTACCAGTGTATTCACCTGCATCAGTCAAGTATAGCACATGGCTTTGTTTATGCTGTGCTGAATCATCAGCAATGCTGTTTTCGGTATAATCCACAGTAAACATATATGTTCCTGTGTAAAATTCACCACCTATTTTACATATCCACGGAGAAGAGCTAACTCTATCTAAAACAATTACAGAATGATGGTGACTAAGACAGTCCCAAGGTTGAGCTAGATGATCTTCCATAGGTTGTGGCCAGTCTTGTAACGGCACATCGGCTACAAGAGCTTGTATAGGCATTCTGGCCCACATAGCACCTCCATGCACGTTTTCATCTGGATAACCTTCAAAATCTGTTTCACAACCAGTAAAAACAACTTGAAAAGATAAAGATCTATCAGGAATAGTGTTGACTGCAAACGCTAAAGCGTGCAAATACTCACCATGATAGTTTTGATGATTTGCTGTAAATTCTTTACGCACCCAACACTTAAACTGTGGGATGTTTGATATTAAATAAGACAAAATAACCCCCGTTATTTAAAGTTAAACTTTTCCACCCTTTGCCATATATTTACTTTTTTTCATTGGGCCGCCTTTAGCCATGTACTTGGACTTTTTCATTGCTCCACCCTTGGCCATATATTTAGAACCTTTCATAGCACCACCTTTAGCCATGTACTTCGATCCTTTCATAGCACCGCCTTTAGACATATATTTACTGCCTTTAACAGCACCACCCATTGCGTAATATTTTGTTCTTTTAAACATAATTAATCCTTTTTCTTAGGTCTGCCTTTTTTAGCAGTAGTTTTT